TTCAACCCGGAAACACACGGCGAGGACTTCGAATCGTTTTGGTTATACAAAAAATTCTTTGCTAAAACAACTCTAAAGACGTTTAAATCGTCGATAGTAACAGAACGAAGAAACCCGAAAACCGGCAAAATCGAGCCTGTTCAATTAAAGTACACGTCGATTTGGTCCACGTATCACAACAACCCGTTTGTGACCGACACATTTATTGCGCAGTTAGAAACGCTAAAAATTGACAATCCATACTATTACCAGGTGTTTGCATTGGGTCATTGGGGTAACAGGGCAAACGATGCGCCATTCTACAAAACTTTTAAAATGTCGGACAACGTTAAACCGACTGAGTACGACCCAACTTTACCGTTGTTATTGTCATTTGACGAAAACGTCAACCCGTATTTAACGCTAACAATTCACCAATTGCACCAGGGCGAAAAAACATCTATACATCAAATCGACGAAATATTGCTGGAACACCCAAAAAACACGTTGGTGGACGTTTGCGCAGAGTTTAGAGAACGATACCGTGACCACACCGAAAGCGTGGTAATTACAGGGGACAGGACGTCGAAAAAAGCGGATGCGAAATTGGAGAAAGGGCAGAACTTTTTCACGTTAGCAGAAAAGCATTTAGAGCGTTTCAATCCGGTTGTAATGCTACCTAATCAAAACCCTAACGTAAAATCGAGGGGTGAATTTGTAAACGACGTATTCGCAGGGCGTCACCCGCATTTGGAAATAGTGATCGGTTCGCAATGCACAACAACCGTTGCGGACTACCTAAACGTTGTTGAAGCACCGGACGGGACAAAGCACAAAGCAAAGACGAGAGACAAGGAAAGCGGCGTTTCTTTTGAGCGTTTCGGGCATACAAGTGACGCCAACGACTACGTACACATTCACGCGTTCAAAGTCGACTATTTATCGTATATTAACGGGAACAACAGGCACGAACACAAAATTGGCAAACGCCGTGTTTTGAATCGTGGCAAAAATAGAATTTAAGATGGCATTTATTGAGCAGTCGGACCTTGAAAACTACGTAACACCGGAGGACCTAAACCAAATAACTGAGGGCGACCAAACCGTTTTGGACGCTGCAATTGACGACGCAATCGAGCATATTTCGGAAAAGTTGCGCCAACGATACGACGTTGCGGTTGAGTTTGCGAAAACAGCACCGAACCGCCATAGAACGTTGTTAAAACACACCATTGCGGTGTCGTTGTATTTCCTTTGTGAGAGAATCGCGTTTGATGCTTTACCGGAAAACAGGGTGATTTCATTTAAGAACGCAAACGAATGGGCGAACGAATGTGCCTCGGGTAAAATCCAACCATCATTGCAACAGTTAGCAGAGCCGGAACGAGGTATTTCAATTCGTTACGGGTCAGCCTCTAAAAATAATCACTATTAACAATGGCAAATATAAAAGCGTTGGAAACGCAAATTTCGCACCTAAGAAACGAACTTGATAACGTCAAGAGCGACCAATCCAAGCAAGGACGCACAAAGGCTAAAAGGATAATGAATAAAATTATTCACAATCAATTGTACCGTTTCCATAATTCAATTTCGTTGTGGAAATCGGCAATTGAGGACTTTGAAAACCCGTACTACCCACTAAATGAGGATTTGATAAGGGTTTACAACGACGCTGTTTTGGATGCTCATTTGTACGCACTAATAGAGGCGAGAAAGCAAAAAACCACCGGTTCGGACTTCAAAATTGTAGACGAAAAGGGCGAGGAAATCGAGGACCAAACCGCAATGATCGAAAAACAATGGTTTGTGGATGCGATGTCGCACGCTTTGGACTCTAAATTCTTTGGTTTTAGTTTGTTACAGTTCGGAGACAAAAACGGAAACGGGGATTTCGAAACCGTGGACGTTGTACCGCGTGAGTTTGTCTATGCACAAAAATCGTTAGTTCGTGACGCGTCCACATCAACAACGGGAAAGGCTTTTTCATCGTTTGCGGCTTGGGTGTTACCCGCAGGAAACCCAAACGACTTAGGAATTCTATCAAAAGCGGTTCCATTGACTGTTTACAAAAAAACAGCTTTGGGCGCGTGGGCGGACTATACCGACATTTACGGCACACCGTTAAGGGTTGGCAAAACCAACGTTCGGGACGCAGAAACACGGGACAACATGGCGGAAATGTTGGAGAACATGGAATCGTCAACATGGGCGGTGATCAATACCGACGACGAAGTGGAAATGGTGGCGGGATCATCTACGGATTCGCATCAAACGTTTGACAAACAAATCGAGCGTTTAAACTCTGAAATGTCCAAATTGATTTTAGGGTCAACAATGACAATGGACGACGGGAGCAGCCGTTCACAATCTGAGGTTCACGAGAACACAACAAACCAAATTGCCAAAAGCGATTCGCGTTGGATGGAATCGTGGGTAAACGATTGTTTTATTCCGTTTCTGAGACAGTACCACGGGTATAACATAACAGGGCGCTTTATGTTTGATACCACGGAGGTGTTGAGTATTGGAGAGCAATTCGAGATCGACAAAGAGTTATTGGCGTTCTATACGTTACCAACTACTTACATAACTGAGAAATACGGAACACCGGTTGAGGAAAAGGAAACACCGGAGGCGTTAACACCGGAGGGGGACGACCCGAAACCAGGAGAGGAAAACGAAAAAGACTCGATAATTGATAAGGTTAAAAATGTGTTCAATTCATAACATTATAAACGAACAACCACCCGCAGATTGGGAGGACATGCCGGGTTTCGACGGTAAACCGTACACCGACGCCGAAATGCTCAAAGCATTGGCGGACGTGTTCAATGGTGAAGTCGACCCGGAAAACTTACCTATTGATACATACAACAAAACGGGCGAGATACTAACGCGCGGAATGGTTGAGGGTATAAACAACGAACAGTTGTTGGGGTTGGGCATGGTCCCGGATCAATCATTTTATGACGCATTACAGGACAACGCGTTTAAATTTGCAGGGGCTAAAACATTGGACGAGACGCGCAAATTGTCGGATGCTTTATTGGACGAAAACGGGAACGCACGTACATGGTCCCAATTTAAAAAGAACGCGTTTCAAATCGTGGAAAACCACCGCGACCATTGGTTGAAAGCTGAGTATAACAACGCTACGTCGTCGGCTCAAATGGCGTCAAAGTGGGAAGATTTGACAAACGACGACGATTTCCCGTATTTAAAGTACGTAACAGCCGGAGACGGTCGGGTCCGTGGTGAACACGCGAGATTAAACGGAACAACTTTACCAAAAGAGCATACGTTTTGGCACAACTTTTACCCGCCGAACGGGTGGAATTGCCGTTGTACAGTCATTAAAATGTCGGATTTGTTGGAGGAATACGGCGAAAAGGTGACGCCACAATCAAAGATACCGAGAATCGAGCAGCCCGACGAGTTCAACATAAACGTTGGAACGCACCGGGTTTTGTATAGCCCCGAACACGATTATTTCGCAGTAGGTCCACAGTTTAAAAGCGTTTTGGACACGTTGCCGGGGGTTAAGCCATCGCAGAGAGTTGAACCAATAGACCCCGAAAAATGAAAACTTGGAAGTCAGCGGCAAAAATGATGGAGTTTTCTATCAAAGACATGGACAGAAGATTCACGACATTGCCAAAGCTAATTGCGAACGAGGCCGTAAACGAATACACGGCCAATTTCACGCGCGGAGGGTTCAAAAATAAAGTAACCGTGCCGTGGCGAAAACGAAAAGGTGGAACCGATCCGGGACGGGGTGTTTTGATAGGGAAAGGCAGTGGTAAAAAACTTTGGCGTTCGATAGTCAAAAAAAAGGTGTCGCAACGTTCCGTTTTGGTTGGTTCAAACGTAGAATATGCAGCCGTTCACAATTACGGGTTGATGTCGGGCCGTAAGTCGGCACCGTTTAAAATGCCAAAGCGACAATTTATTGGTCGTTCAACTCATTTAAACAATAAAATACGTAAATTGATTTTAAGGAGGTTAAGACCAAGCAAGAGATGACACGCGAACTGATCCAACAAATATTTGA